GAAGAATTAGATGTTTGGATACCACCTTTGGGTGGCGCTAGTAGTGAGTCTCCACCTCCGGGTGGAGTTCTGTCATCCTCGGATCGACAGAAGGCGAAGCCGCTTTTGAGCAGCGGCATTTCTAGGCGGTATACGCCAAAGAAAGGTTTTAATAATAAGTGGCGAGAGCCGGATAGGTTTCGCCAAAAGAAAAAGACTGGGCCGAATAAGCCTAGTATGAGGAATAAACAGAACCCTAATGAACTCTGTTTGTTCCACACACGCTATGGTAGTTGCAGGTACGGGTTTAGATGTCCATCATTTAGTATAACACCAGGACACTCTAAAGTGTATTATACTAAAGAGGAATTCAAGAGGCCAGGAATGCCCAAACGACATAAGCCTGAGAAACAGAAACCTGCTCCCAAAGAAGAACGAGAGGAAATAAAGGAGGAGATCACAGCTTTTAAAGCTGATGAAGCCCCTCGAATAGTCTCGCTCGATGAAGAGCGTGAGAATGGAAAACCTGAGCTAGGAGATGTATTCGGCTCAGATGATGCTATTCTGTACTACGATTTTGAAGAGCCTATATCTATGAGGGAATATATGAACCCAGAAAAAGAGGGGATTCGTTTCGATTATGAACAAAGAATAATTCCTTATTACCTTTTCTGGGGTGATAACCCGATGTGGGTAGCGGATCGTAGGTCTTTGAGAAGTTGGAATGGAATAAAACTGCGTTATTATAAGAGAAACATTAAGTCTTTGCCATCTAAAGTAAAATTCTACGGGATGACAAGAGTAGAATATGCACAGGTCACTCAAGTGATAATGTGTAAACGTATGGCTAAAGACCCTAGTGTAGTTAGGACATCAGTTTTGATGGCATTTCAGCAAAAGGTCCGCAACGCTTCGTGGTCAACATTTTTCCGACAGAAGTATGTTAATGAAATGATAACTAGTCTAAATGACGAACTCGGAAATGTTGATATGAAATCCCTGACGAAATTAATGGCTTATAATTGTGATGAATACAATTCTACTTTCGTCAAAGGCTTAGTAGACGTAGTAAAGGACTTATGTGCCCTAGAGAGATTGCCCGAACAATTGGGTAATATCGTCAATAGTTCAGCTATAGCCAACCTAGAAGTAGTTAATAACGTGACAGAAGTCACAAATAAAGTAGTTAACAAAATAACAAACAAATTAAATCTTGGAAAGGTTGGACTAGTTAATACGGAGATAGAACCAACTGAATTAATTGATGCTCCCGAGAAGGAGAAAAGGGACACAGTGTCTTATGAAATAATAGAAGATGAATGTGTTGAACCACGAATCCAGAGAATTGCCCCTATGGTGCCTTATTTGTCACCTGACAATAATGGCATAAACATCTTGAAATGGCCAACGACAACTCTGGAAGTAGTGAAGAAAGCCATGATGAATAGACATATGGCTTCCAGGAAAGCATTTGATACTCATCAGCTTGATTTATTTAAGATGAATCTATTTAAGTTGTTCCACGAATATCAAATATCACCATGTCCTAAAGATGAGGACTATGAAGCGTGGGTTAAAGGATTGAAGTGGAATAAGAGTAAATTTAAAACCTACGATGAAGAATACGATGGAACAACGCGTGAGTATGGCTTTTCAATTAGCGCATTCATCAAACGAGAGAAAATGCTCCAGAAAGAACCGAAATTCGCAAGAATGATTCAGGCGACGGGTGGCGCATCTCAAATGCACTTTGGACCAATGGTGTCGATGTATAAGCACTGGATGACTAAAGAGTTAAATGAAAAACAATTCCCCATTAGATGGTCAATAGGTTTAGACCGCGCCCAATTAGGCAAGCAAATGGAGGAATGTATGGAGGATATAGAAGACCCAGTGTTTATTACAGGAGATTTTAGCGCGTTTGATAGTAGCCAAACCGCCGATGTATTGCATACTGAGTTGGATGTTATGACATACATTTTGCCCAACCACGATGCTAAAATACGCGAACTTCGGAAGTGGACAACAAAAACTTATAAGGCTTACTCCTCGGTGAATGGCGCTACAATAAAATTTGTATGTGATGCCCAGAGGAAGAGCGGAGCTCCAAATACAACAGCCGGTAATACAACGGTAAACACGTTATTTTGGGGTGATGTTATACAAGAAGTAAGGAAACATTGTCCTAGTATTTTAAAACAAATTAGAATACTAATATGTGGAGATGATTCTCTTATTATAATAAGTAAACAAGTCGAGCAAATTTTTAGGACTATAGTAGAAGGAGTGGTTAAGAAAACATCATTCAAATTGAAATTGAGTGAGTCGGTGGAAGATCCAGTAATGGCAGAATTTTTATCTGGTTTTTATGTTCGTATGATGAACACTAAAACAAAACAGAGCCAGTATGTACACGTGGCTAAATTGTCCCGACTCTTATGTTTTACACCCTTCTCCAAGTACGGAGTTTATCCGCAAGTCACGGAGAGCAACTATGACAGTGTTGTTAAAGAACACAACGCGCACAAACATTCTATTTTGATGGCTCTACGTGATCAAGTCCGTTATCTGCCGAAGTTAACAAGAACTCTCGACTTGACAATTGAACGATTCAAATTGAGGCGAAAGAAGAATGGAGCTGTTGATCAATTCACTACAAAATGGCTGGTGACACCACCCCATTTTGAATCATGCTATGAAACAAGAATTGATATAGATCACAGATATCCAAATCTTGATGAAACTTATATAGCCTCTAAATTTGAATTTGAGAAATTGTGGAATAGCATCAATGTAGAACAGTTACCAGACTCCATAAAAGAGTCATTATATACTGATGGGTATTTTGATCCCCCCTTCCACGAAATACAAGAAAATAAACAGAAAGAGGATGTTCGGAGATTACTTGATCAATTGTAAACATCCTTAACTTTTGGACCTCAACATGTCGTTAAACTGTTGGATTTGTAAGCCATTGCGCGCTGGCTTATAAAATCATGCTTAACATTAACAAGGATAGTGAAACAATGATCAAAACAATATTAGACCCATTAGGAGCTAGAGATCCTGCTTTTGTCACTGATCAAGTGTCGCAGCGATCTCTCTGCTTAATTGACTCAGTTCAGAAACCAGCATTCACAAACACAAATACTGATAGTATTCATGGTTTGTTCTGCTGGGTATCTTATGGAGCGTCAACTTGCCAATCGCAATATTCTGCCGGAACAGGCGTTAGGTATTCTTTGAACTATGCCTACGTCGACTCTAGCGGAGCGATAGTGGTTGATGATGTAACTGGAAAATATTACAATGCCTACCCAATCAATTATACAACCATATCATCAAGTGACCCTAATGATGCTTTGGTCACTGGTATTAGGTGTTTTTCAATGGGATTAAGACTTCTACCAGTAGTAGAATATGTTACAGATCCCTCCCAAGCACATGTCAGTTATTTTATTGGAGGTCAATTGACCCCACAAGAGATCTATCGAGCAATAGAAGACGGAACATCAATCGAAAGTATGTTACGCAATAGTTTAGACTCTAGATCTTTTGGTAACAATGAGGGAGTGACTGCTAGATTTGATCCTTTTCAAATGCAACAACAGTTATACTACTATGAAATAGATGATCTTAATCAAGCTACATCTACACCATTTGATGCGGTTCGTTTACCGTGCGTTTATGCCCTATTTAACACGGCTATAGCCAATACTGAATCTATGCCTGTTAGGGCTTCTGCACGGTTTTGGTTTGAAGGCATTCTACAACAACCTTCGCCTATATACTCATCCTTATCTCCTGTGGATATGAATTTTCCATTAGTTAAGAACTTATGTTCTGCAGGAGGAGATAAGTTTCCTTTGGTGACAACGGGCCACACTTTTAACACCTTAGGAATGGTAGCTAAGTTGCTTCGAGCTGCTAATGAGCTCGTTGGCGATGCAACTGGCTACAAAGCTGGTTTAGTTAAGGTGACCCCACCTAAACAGAAGAAGAAGCCAGCTCGTAATCGACAAATACAAAGAAGGCCCAACACTAGAGGAGACACAGGGGGCTATGGGCCACCAGTGTCCTCTCAAGTTTATGACTTACCTCGTCGACGACGACCTCGTCGTCGTAGACGACCTAGACAAAGGTATTAGTATCTTTGTCAGCTTCGGCACACTACAGCACACATTAAACTCTTGTAGTAT